CCTGTTCCTTCTCCCGCTCTTCCGCCGATTTCCTTTTCAGCCTGTCCACAAGCTCGTCGATGATCTCCCAGTCCTTCTCATCCAGCGCGGCCAGCGCTTTCGCAAAACGTGATTTGAACTCATCGTTCAGGTCTTTCAGCGGTTCAAAGTAGCTGAGGATCTGGTCTTCTCTGGACTTCTCTACGAACGGGTCTCCCCAGCCAGTGCGGAGCCATTCTTCACTGACACCGAATTCACGGCAAATTGAAAGCGATAGCGCTTTTGATAAATCGTTTTCTCCGCGCTCAATTTTAGATACCGCTGATTTCTGTATGCCGAGTTTTGCACCGAATTTTTCTGCTGTGAGGCCGAGTACAACTTTTCGCAAATATTTGATTCTTTCACCAACATTCATAGGCACTTACCTCCTTCACGCCTCATTATACGCCGACGGTGGGATTACTTCAAGAAAAAAGTTTCCAACAGACACAAATTGTGATTGACAAAGTGTCTTACAGGGATTATGATGTGTCTATAAGCTCCTAAAAGCAAGCTATAAGACACAACAGCAAATCACACAGCAGTCTAAACGCGGGACGTAGCATGCAGGGCATGTGACAGCCGCACTGCACAGGAGGGAAGCAATGGGCACGGTGGAAAGATCACTCAGAACCACGAATTCAAACTACGCATATCGCGTACAGGAGACAACGGACATGGCGGGGCTTGCATACTACGCAGTTATCATTCCTCCGCCGCGTGACAAGATCCGCCGGAGCTGCGGGAAGTGGCCGAACAATTTTCTTTGCGCGGAAGTGATCGAAGATTTCGGTCTCGAAGAAGAGAAGCGCGAGTACAGGGACGACGGGAAAGTCGTTGTCTACGGGTATTGAAACATAGCATGATAACGGTTCTCCTATATCGCCCCGCCGCAATCGCGGCGGGTGGAGGCCGGGAAACATAAACGAGAGGAGAAAAGCAGGTGAAAGCGAAAGAAGACAGTATGGTGGAGCGGCTTGAAAACGCGCTTTTGACATTTATCGAATCCCAAACAATCGCAAACAACGGGCCGTCCACGGAAGCATGCGCGATGGCAGTTCCGCAGGCGGCCCGGGTGCTCATTGAGCTGTGGGACAAAACAGACCGAATTTAGTCTTTTTCCGCAGTCAACTCATTGAGCTTGTCATACACGGCCTGCATAAAGTCGGCGACGTCTTTTCCGGATTCCGCATCGGCTTTGGTGCTCGTGTTAGACAGCATAGCAATAGTGATTTCCTTGACGCTGTCAAGGATCTCACGCTTCCTGATTGTCGACATGTGCTGTACCTCCTTTCACAGACTCGGGCATGGCAGTGCCCTGTGAAAAGAGTATAGCACATGGCAGACAACAACACAGAGAGGAGAAAAGCATATGTCGATCATTGGAGTAGCAGTGAGTGAAGCGAGCCTTACGGCCAGCATTTCCGCACCGCCTGTTTGTGAGAAGCCCAGAGAGGACGAGTGGGAGAGGCTGGTAAAGAGCCTGAAAGACGGGACATACAAGGCCAGGTATGAGGTCGGTGACGTGGTCCACGGCCTTAACGCTGGCAAGTATGGCACCTTCGACGCGAAGATCATCGCAATGGACACCGACCAGATCAACGGGACCGGGAAGAAGGCGGCATTTACGTTCCTGCTGACAAGGATTCTGCCTGATCGGATGAAGATGAATCCCAAATGGGCGGAGGAAGACCCGGACGATGATGAACGGTTCATCCCCGGGACCGGAGCTGTCAACGGATGGATGGGATGCAGCCTGCGCAGATGGCTGCGTGAGGAATTCCTTCCCGCTCTTCCGGATATCGTCAGGGAGAACATCGTTGAGGTCGTGAAATCATCCCGGACATTCACGGAGAAATCACAGATCTTCGACGTGATGACAGCCGACAAGCTCTGGATCCCTTCCCGGAGGGAGGTCTTCGGGGCAGGCCGGTTCAGGGAGCTGGCGGGCCCCATCTATGACGAAGCCTTCGATGACGACGAGTCCCGCGTGATCCTGGACAAAGACGGAGATCCTTCGTGGTGGTGGCTGCGGTCGGCCAGTACCACCCACGATTTCTACTATGTCAGGACGGATGGCAGCAATTACTACAACGGTGCCAACTACGAGGGCGGCGTGGCCGTCGGCTTCTGCCTCGGATCTGGAATCTGAGGATCCCGCCGCGAATGCGGCGGGCCTGCGGAGCAGGTGAGGTAAAGCAGAGAGGAGAAAAGCATTGAGGGCAACAAACTGGAAAAAGCCGGATCTGGACAGGATGCTTGCTGGCCTGTCCGCGAATCCGGTCAGGTTCCTGAGAAGTGAGGGGTATCCCCTCCGGATCATAGGCAATGACGGGTATGAGGCGACGCTTGTGGGCATGCAGCCGCTGATCGGCTGTCAGCATGCTGGCATCTACCGCTATCCCGGCGGTGACTGCTGTCACGGTCTGGAAGAGATCCGGAGCGGATGCGGTTTTGCAGTCCTGGAGGCGTGACGGACAGCGGCACTCCCCGGAGGGTAGCTCAGCTGGCGAGAGCAGTGTGCAGGTCCCGGGTTCAAGTCCCGGCCCTCCGGATCCGTGCATCCGCGCATGGAAAGAATAAGAGAATGGCACACCGGAAAGACGGTGCAGGTTTTGCCAGCGGTAGCAACCTGTAAACATGAACCGCGGCAGCGGGAGAGGGTGCGGACATACAGCGCAGACCCCTCTCCCGGCTTATGGAAAACCGTTGTCCAGAGACAAGCGAGGAAGGTCATTATGAGGATCTACATATCGGGCCGCATCAGCGGCAATGAGAATGCAGGCGTTGAGTTCACGGACGCATGTGCGAAGGTCAGGGAGATGTACCCGGAGGCGGACATCTTCAACCCGATGGGCATGCTGCAGGAGCTCGGGAACAGCCTGCATTTTGGTTATGACGAATTCATGCATATGGACATGGCTTTCCTGAAGCTCTGCGACGCGATCGCAATGGTGCCCGGATGGGAAGCGTCGCGGGGCGCGAACAGGGAATACGGCTATGCGACAGGAACAGGGATGCAGGTCATCCTGCTTTGAGTGAGAGGAGGTGAAGAAGGTGAGTGAACGGGAACAGACCATCGTTGAGAAGGTCTCTGAAGCTATCCCGCAGATGACGGAGTTCGACAAGGGGTATCTCCTTGGAAAGGTCGAGGAGATGGCAGCGGCAAAGAGGAGGCAGGCGGCGGCACCTGTGGCTGACGCGCAGTGTCCTTCATCCCTTGCGGACGGTGAGAATGTATGAGCATCGATATCAGGGTGCAGAAGACGACGCCCATCCCGCCGCGTGTGAGAGATGCACCCAAAAGAAGCTGGCACAAGGAAGTGTACTGCAGGCGCTGTGGATCCGGGATCCTTGAAGCGCATTGGAATTACTGCCCGAACTGCGGGCAGGCCGTTATGCATTACAGCTACGCAGGTACACAGGGATGGGACCATAGGCGTGCAGAGGAAGTATACCGCCGGCTGACAGCCGGACTTGATACCACGGAAATGGAGGGAGCCGATGACAACTCAGGAAATGCTCTTCGGGACCCGCGCGCATCCGGTTAATCAGGAACTGATGGCGCAGGCCGTCGGGACGCACAGGACAACGATCGGCAGGTACCGGAAGAACATCGACGGTATCCCGCTTGGAGTCTTAAAGCGGATCATCCGTTACCAGGGCCTCACGAAAGAGGATGTCTGGAAGATGGTCCAGGAACGATAAACAAAACACAGAGAGGAGAAAAGCAATGGCAGCAGTAGAAATCAGAGTCGAGGTTACAGCACCGGACCTGTCAGCGGCGATCAGTGAGCTGGCGCACGCGATCAGGGCCCGTCAGGAGATCATGGTCAGCCCGAACACGGTAGGCGCTGCGATGACTGGATCTGTACAGGATGACCATCCGGAGCCGGAAGCATACCAGAAGCTGGGGGAGTACATCGGGAGGATGCAGGCGGCACAGCCTGAACCTGTCCCTGTCGCGCCTTCGCAGCCTGTACCGGTTCCCGTACCCTCAGCACCGTTACCCGCACCGGAACCTGTACCGGTTCCCGCGGCTCCCATGCCTGCACCTGAGCCTGTACCGGTTCCTGTGGCTCCCATGCCTGCACCTGAGCCCGTAGCTCCTGTACCGGCACCTGCAACAAACATCACCCTGCAGCAGATCGCCAGGGCGGGGGCTTCTCTGGTTGACAGGGGAAAGAAGGCCGAGGTCATCGGAGTGCTCCGCAGGTATGGAGTCCAGGCGGTCACACAGCTGAAGCCGGAACAGTTTGGGCAGTTCGCGGGTGAGCTTCGCGCACTGGGCGCACAGATCTGAGGGAGGTGATCGGATGGCAACACCTATGAAGCATGCGAAGTGCAGTGCATCGTCTTCCGGCAGATGGCTCAACTGTACAGCCGCACCGAACTTTGAGGAGCAGTTCCCGAAGGGAACGAGCATCTATGCGGAGGAGGGACGGCTGGCACATTCGATCTGCGAGGCTACTGCCCTGTACAACGCGGATCAAATCACGAAGCGGACCTACAACAGCCGCCTGAAGAAGCTGCAGGCAAATGAGAACTATAACCCGGAGATGATGACGACAGCGAAAGCCTACGCGGATTTCATCTGGCAGCAGGTCATGTCCTTCAAGGAGAAGCCGTACCAGGCGCAGGAAGTCAGAGTGGATTTTTCCGAGTATGTCCCGGAGGGCTTCGGAACCAGCGACTGTGTCATCATCGGGGATGGGACGCTTGTGATCGTGGACTACAAGCACGGCAAGGGTGTTCCGGTATCTGCAGAGAACAATTCGCAGATGAGGCTGTATGCGCTGGGCGCGCTGGACCAGTACAGCATGCTCTATGTCGTGGAGAAGGTCCGCATGTGCATCGTGCAGCCGCGGATCACTGATGAAGTGAGCATTGAGGAGCTGACAGTCGATCAGCTGAAGGCATGGGGAGAGCAGATCAAGCCGATCGCGCAGAAGGCCTTCACCGGCGAGGGAGCTGAGTTTAAAGAGGGCCCGTGGTGCAGGTTCTGCGCCGGCAAGGCAGTGTGCAGGGCGCGCGCTGAGAACATGACAGCGCTGGAGGACTTCAGGGATCTCCCGATCGAAGGGAAGCTGTCGGAGGAGGATGCGGCACTGAGGTCGCTGCGGATGGATGCAGGAGAAGTCCTCCCGCCGGTCCTGACAGACGCGGACATTGGAGAACTGCTCCACAGGGGCGCTGAGCTGGTCAGCTGGTACAACGACCTGAAGGATTATG